ACCATTCCTTTTATGAGTGACCTTATAAGATCTATGATTGATGAAGGTAAACGTGAATCAAAGAGCATTCTAAGTTTTGTAATTAAATCTTTGGAATATGCTTGGACCAAAGGAAGACAGGCTATTGAGTTTGGTTTTATGCCAACGTTTTATCATAGTGAAGCTACAATGTCTGATCTTTGTAGGCGTGTTGATGAAGCTAAAACTGATTTTTTGGCAAAGGGTAATCCTGCCGTTCTTAAAGTAGATTTACATAAATTGCAATTTGAATTAGTGCAACTAAAGAAAGAATTGAAAGAATTATGTTTAGTCGGGAAAAATTCAGCAAAAAAGGAAGTTCAACGATTATATGCTGATGTTTGTAGAATGTATAATGAATTATTTAAAGATGAATTGATCATGAAAGATAGAGAAGCACCCCTATGTATTTTAACTTGGGGAGGAACATCTGTTGGTAAAACTTATTTTAATAGAATTTTAAATAAAATGTTATGTGATATGCAAGGTTTGGAATTTAAAGACGAGTATATATATCAAATGAACGATGATAAACGTGCCGATGGTTTTAAAACACATATGCATACTGCAATATTTGATGATGTTGGAAATAAACAACCTGACAAATGTCCAAATGGTGATCCTACATTGATGAATATTATTTCTTGGGTAAATAATGCAGCAAAGATTACAGAACAGGCTATTGCAGAAGATAAGGGTAAAATTCCTGTGTGGATTAAATTCTTATTAATGACTGCTAATACAGATCTTAGTTTAGTTAAGCAATATTATACCTGGGAAGCTGCAGTCCGACGACGTGTACATTTGTATATTTCTTTAAAGTTGAAAAAAGAATTTACGAAGGATAATAGTGATGTAATTGATACTTCTAAGTTAAATTCACGTACAATGGATATATGGTTAATTAAAGTACAAGAATATCGAGTTACTAGTGAAAATAAGAAAACTCAAACAGGAAAGTTAGTTACAATAGCTACATTTAAGAGTATATTTAAATTTGCACAGTTTGTTTCAATCTATCAAGCTAGACATTTTGCAGCAGAAAGAAATCGTACTGAAGCTCTTAAGTTTGTTGATGACTTAAGTTTTGATAATGATGGACAGTTGATAAATTCTGAAACTTTAGAAATACCTCCGAGTATGGAAGATATTCGATGGTTAGATCAAGAAGTTGCTGGTGATTTTACTCAACAAACTGATCAGCCAATATTGATGGATAGTTTACCCACTGATGAAATTGTTAATACATATGATAGACAAAGTCTAAATCAAACTTATATCGGTAGTGTTACATCACCAGCTCAGGCTGGAGAGCTGTATATACCTACCCATTTGGTTTTAAGTAGCATAAAGTGTTTTGGTAGTGGATTGAATAGCTTATGGAACCCTGTTGTTGAATATACAAAGTCAGCTGTTGCTAAAATGTATGTAGGTAATTTGGATGCACAAGTTTATGATAAGTGTCAGTTAAGAACAATTCTTGAACGACAGTTGAAACAAACAACTCAAGATGAAATTGATTTACGAGTAAAAGCCGGTATGGCTAGAATAGGTCTTAATGTTATGGGTACTATTAATAAACGAGAAGCTATTATGAAAGAAGCATCTAAGTTTTTATTTGGTGAGCAAAATGCCATAAGTAATGTTTTAAGTAAGATTAAAACGACGCTATTCATTTTAGGCGGTATAGCTGGAGCTTATGGAGCATATAAAGTTGCAAGTCCTTATATATATACTAATAGTAGATTAGATAATCTGAAAAAGGATATTATTTTAACAGAATTAAATGTTTGTGAAAAGTCTACTTGCAACCGTTGTGAAAATTTGCTTAATAAACTTTCTTCAAAAGGTAGAAATGTATCAACTCAGGAATTGAGTGAAATACATGAAGCCTTTTGTAAATCGAGTGTTCCTCAAGGTAGTGTTTTAGCAAAATCTTCTTCTGATTTTTGGATTGATACATCAAATATTTTAAAAGATTCTGATGTAGGAGCTTCTTCTATGTATTATAAAAATAAAGAACAAAAATTTTTAGAGATAGTAGCAGCTAACACTATATTGTTAAAGTGTGAAGTAGAATCTGGACATTGTTTTGATATACGAGCTTTATGTTTAGGTGGTTACACGTATGTAACAAATTTACATTATGTAACTGAACATAAGTTTGTACGGTTTCGAGTGATTCAAGATAAAGAAGGTGAAGCCAGTTCTAATTATAATGTGGAAGGAAGTATAACTGGAGGAAAAGCTATGGAAGCAATGGATTTATATTTTTTCCAATTACGTGCTAGTAGACCTAAGAAGTGTTTACATAATTTATTTTATAGAGGAGATTTAACAGATACTAGTTCAAATGGTGCGTATATCTTTCGTAATCGCGATGGTTCTATATCGCAGAAAATTGTACAAAGAGCCACTCCAGTGCTTCAAGGCGTAAGATTTAATCATAGTCCTAATAAAATGATACCAGCCTTTCGAGGTTTAGTATCTGAGGAAACTAAAAAAGGAGATTGTGGTGCGCCTCTTGTATTATTCACACATTATGGACCAATAATAGCTGGCTTACATGTAACAGGAGAAGATTTTTGTGTTTCAGCAACACAACTTTCTTTAAGAGTTATACATAAGTGTGGTTATTCATTGTATCCTGATTTATCTCCTGTTAAATTTAAGATGTGCAATGCAACTAAAATTTTATTACCAGAAAGGTCTATATCTCACCCTTCATTTTTACCAAATGATGCAGTAGTAACAAGATATGGTACACTTAAGAATGCTTATATGAAAGCAAAGACCAATGTTGTGAGAACAGACATGGCTCCTTATATTGAAGAATTAGGATATAAACAATTGAAGACAAGTCCTCCAATGAATAGTTGGCGGATATTTAGAAACAATTTGGAAGCTATGACACAAAAGCAAGTAAGTATTGATGCTGGTATTTTAGAAAAATGTAAAAATGCTTTTTGTGATTTATTAGACACTTTACCTCAGTCTGAATTTGATCAACTTGGTGTTTTAGATGATTTTGTGAATGTGAATGGAATGCCTGGTGTAGATTATATAGATGGTATTAACAGAAACACCTCTATGGGTTTTCCAATTAATAAATCAGCTAAAACTTATTTGTATCCTGTTTCCACACCAACTCATCCAGATGGTGTAATGTTCGATGATGAAGTTATGGAAAGCTTTAATCGTATTGATTATTTAGCTAGAATTGGTATTGTACAACAAGGTGTGTGTAACGCTTCTCAAAAGGACGAACCAATTTCTTGGGATAAAGCTCAAAAGTATGGTACGAGATTATTTTTTGGTAATCAAAAAGACCATGCTTTATTATGTAGGAAATATATGTTATCTATAGTACGGCTTTTCCAACGAAATCGAAAGAAATTAGGTGTTATGGTTGGTATAGTTTGTCAGAGTCGTGAGTGGGATGGTTTAGCAAAATCATTTCCTTGGAAAGATCGAATGCTTGCAGGTGATTTTTCCAAATTCGACAAAAAACAAAATGTACTTATTTTGCATACAGCCTTTGATATAATAGAGCATATTATGGTCAAAAGTAAACAGTTTGAAGAACAAGATATAACAGCTCTTAATTCTATACGAGCTGATTTAATTTATGCTCTTGTAAATTATGATGGTGATTTATTATCGTTTTTGGGTGTTTTACCAAGTGGTGTACCAGTTACAGTACTTATTAATTCCCTGTGTGTTATTTTATTGTATATGTATGCATATTGTAAACGATCACCTAATAATTCTTTAGCAAACTTCTTTTTACATGTGATGTTATTTGTATATGGAGATGATTCTATTGCTAGTATTTCACCTAAATGTAATTTTTTAACACATGTAACCATGGCTGAAGAAATGAGCCAAATTGGTATGGCTTATACTATGGCCGAGAAAGATGCAGAACTAACACCATTCGTGGATTTTAAGGATTGCACTTTTTTGAAACGAAGATTTGTTTATAATCAAGAACTTGAATGTTATTTAGCACCATTAGAACCTAAAAATCTAATGAGTAGTTTGACTGTTTGGGTTGTATCGAAAAATATAACTCCAGAAGACCAAGCCAACGCTTCTTTACAGAGTAATATCCGTGAGTGGTTTTTGCATGGTAGAGAGAAATTTGAAGAAATGAAGATAACACTAGCTGATGTGTATAAGAAAACGTATAATCAGGAAATTTATTTTCCCACTTATGAAACAGTGTTGGAATCATTTGAAAGATATAATTATGTAGAGCCTCAAGCAGGTAATTTATACAATCCTCACCCTGGACGTATAAATCCTGGAATAGATACCACTTTTAGGTATGGTTTAGGTAGTGCTGATAGTGTACTGAGAAGAACACTTTCTGGCTATCCTGTTTTGAGACAAAATTTTTCTCCAACAAACACTAATACATTACGATATTTAGCTAGGTGTTTACCAGCACCTGTTGAAATTCTTAAAATAGTTGTAACTTATATGGAACCACACTGTATGGTGTGTTATCGAAGTATTTTTATTAAGAAATTGTGTAAGTTACATTATCGTATGTTTAATCAAACACTTAGTTACAGGGCTTTAAATCCTGTTGATAGAGTGTGTTATGGTTGTGGTGTTATGTATGCATGTTATCCATCTCAATTATGGTGGTATGAATTGTGCACATGGTGTCTTTGTAAGTACCTGTGCGTTTATTGCAATTTAGAAAATTTGTGCTGGCCACATTATTTAGTTACGATTGATTTTCATCACTATTTGGACTCTCGAGTATGTGATTTAATATTTAGTATTTTGCAGGATGAAGATCCAATTTATCGTAATGAAGAGCATATTAAATTTTTTCATAACTTTGATATGCTAGAAATATTACACAATTCTAATGTGTAATTAAAACAACGTCCGTGTTTCACCCGGTCATTTAGTGATTGAAGACGTTATAAACTACTAAGTTAATGTGTGTAATGTAGTTACTGGATCTTTAAGGTGATAT